AAATTTTCTCCTTTCGTCTCGCGCGCACGCGTAAGTAATATATATATTACGGGCAGTATATATTTCCTTGTTACCAATACTGCCCATTGACCCTGAGCTTGTCCTTGATTTGGTGTAAAATTCAGTGTCAATTTACCCTGCTTTCTCATATCCTTTTTTTTTCTTTTTTCTTTTTTCTTTACTTTTGAGAAGCACGGGCGGCTCTTATTTCGTTTTGCCATGCTTGCCTAACCATTTGGTTGGCTGTGTGATAGGCTACGTCCTTATTTCTCGGACTAGCGTCTTCATGTAATTCTGCAGCTGCATGAATTAATGAGTTTATATTTCCGCCGATAGCATTCACAGCTGCGCCACCATTTCCTGAAGAACTTGCGCTGTGACCTGCACTTTGTCCGTAAAGTACTGAAGGGTTAAGTCCTGCTGCTTTTAAGTCAGCAACTGCCCTTTGGTACTCAGTACTTGCTATACGTTCATTGTATGCTTGTTGGCTTTCTGCGCCTGTTCCTGTAATTTTGTTTATAAGTTTACCTATATTGTCAGCCCATTCATTTTGGCTCATTTGTTCTGCCCATCCATTTTGGCTCATTTGTTCTGCTACTGAATAGTTTGCCATGTTTTACCTCTCTTTAGAAGTGACTAGCCAAGCTAGGTATACTTCTTGGTGGTAGTGGTCTTACTGCAGTAACGTTAAAATAGAAGTCTGCTTTGAATTGGTCTTGCAGTGAGCTGTTTACTGCTATAGTTCTGTTAACGTTGTCTTCTGTTTCGAGTATAAATTCTTCAGATAACGTAGGAAGGCTCTCGAAGTCGTTAGTGTATGTATAGCTTGGTAAGCTGTTTTCAGCGTCTGGTGAAAATTCCCCGGTTACTAGGTCTACTTGAGTTCTATACTCGTAGAAAGCTTCACCGAAGCCAAACGTTTGAGCGTCTTCGTCTGTTCCTTGAGCAAATAATTCTCTATTACGAATTGGTTGCTCTCCAATATGTGCGAATGTTGGCATGTAGAAGTCTGTACGTTCTTCATGGAACCACATTTTCTCAATACCTTGCGCGTATGTTTGTTTTGTTCTTATTGCAGCAAATAAAATAGTGTAACAGTGTTCGTCATAGCTTGTCGTAAATAGGTGTTTGTTTCTTATTGCTGTGTTTGAATAAGCAGTTAAGTAACCTTGCGCGCTTTCTTCTGTTGTTTGTGAAGTTTGAGGAACGTGAACCATGTTAATTTCGAAGTTAGTTCCGCCGAGATATTCACTTCTTTGAAGTCTTGCGTCTGAAGATATAACCCCGTAGTGGTTAGCTAGAATTTCTGTATAACGTGTACCGCCTCTTGCGTCAATAGTGAACATCTTGTAGAGGCTGTAAGCATACAAAAAGTCTTGCATTGTTGCACCTGTTGCTTGAGATAAGTCAGCCCATAAGTTTTTGGGTTGTATGTCTGCACTATATGTTCCGAGGTCAACGTCTGTTCTTGCTTGTGTTGGTGTGTAATCATTTGCACCTATTGTTATGTTGTAACTGGTTCCTGATGTTAGAGATTCTCCGTTGGACATTCTCCATGTCAACATAGTATTATTAGTTAGTTGTGGTGATACATTTGTCCTAGTTCCAACTGGTGCGAATTCTCCTAGAGGAAGTAGTACGTCTTCTGTAGACTTAATCGGACCCGGCAACGCTGTTGTGAATATGTCATGGAATTTCGCAATTCTAGGACATTTACCCCCTGCTACTAAGTCGTTTTTTCCGTCTCCGTTGCTACCTTCTCTGTTGCTATCGTCTTTCGCTTCAAGGTATGGTGTCATGACGTTTTGGTCTCTGAACCAGTCATTGTAAATTTTTGCTACTGCTCTAGCCGGTAGCGCAGATACTGAAAGTCCTTCAGTATTCATTCTTACTCCCATGTGTGACATGATAGAGTCTTTACTCCAACCACCCGTAGGTGCTGTGAGTTTTGGTATTGTGTACTCTACAGGTTGCGCCCAATATGTATCGTCGTTTTCTCCAAACATCTCCTGCCAATGTTCCCATAGTAGACGCATAGGGACTTTGAATGCGTATACATTGCAGACTGCTAAGTCCATTGTAGGTTTGAGTGGTGTTGTCATTTCGATTACGCTATTCATTGATACAGATATTGTATCTCCCGGAACGTTTTCATATATTTTGATTGGCACAAGATAACCTGCGTTGAACGTTGTTTTGTGTGTTGACGATAAGTCAAACTTAGTTCTGCTTATCTTTATTCTTGGATTTGTTGCAAAATATTTATTCATACTTTACCCCCGTTACTGCTTGTTGTTGCACGTTCTGACTAGCTTGCACGTTCTGACTAGCTTGCTCGTTCTGACTAGCTTGCACGTTCTGACTAGCTTGCACGTTCTGACTAGCTTGTGCGATGTCATTCATTGTTTTTTCTTGTTCTTTGAGTAATATTGCTTCTTTCATTCTGTTAGAATTTATAAGCTTCTGATAGTATTCGTTGTTATTACCCTCAAGCATAGCTTGTACAAATACTTCAGGGTTGTTATTAAATATTGCTCGTTCTTCTTTAGGCAACATACTGAAAGTATTTTTTGTTTTAGCAATAACGTTTTGTTGTTCTGTGTAGTCTGAAGGAAGGCTTGTCATGTCTTGGATAGTTTCCTCTATCTCAACTATTGGAAGGTCTTCTACTTTAAGTTTGTACTTCTTGAGGATATCTTTAATTTCGCAGCATTCGCTTCGCGCTTGAATTTCCTCGTAGAAGTCAATAGTTCCATCTTCTACTATTTCGTATTGTCCTTTTTTGTTAAGGCGTTTATCATACTTTGGTATACTTTTCGGACATTCTCTGTGTGGTATCCAACCTTTAGGTACGGGACGTTTCACAGCTTTTTTTTCTGTTGTTTGTAAACTTTCGCCATCATTGTTTATTTTTTCTATTTCTGTTTGAGTTAGTGTCATTTTTCACCTCTTAAACGTTTGTTTCTTTTTAAACGTTTGTTTCTTTTAAGTCGCAGCAATTTACCACGTGTTCAATATTTGTATTAATTTGCCCCGTTTTTGCGTCAAATTCGCCTAGTTTCCAAAGTTCGTAGTCATTTGCGAACTTACAATAATGATTATCTGGTCTTAAATCATTAACTGCAGCGGTTACGCTTCTTATAGCTTCACCTTTGCTTCTTTGGTAAAATGGGTTTTGAAATTCCCCTACTTTTGTATCTTTAATTGCATAAATTTCTAACATTTTTACTCCTCTCGAGCTCATGAATTTCTTCTCTTATTTTCGACAGCTCGATTAATATTTTTCTAATTTTATTTTTTAAATTTTTTATTTTGAGTTTAGTCATCATGGTTTTTTTCTTCTGTATCGTGTTCGTAAATCATCCAACCTGTGCCTTTTTTATAAATTACATCTGGACTCATAACCTAATACCGCCTCTCATAAATCTTGGTGTGCGGTTTGCCTTGTGCATGCGTGAAGCTGTTCTTGTGAAGATACGTCTATCACGTGCTTTGTTTCTAATTTTCTTTGCCATCTGTAGATTCTCCTTTTTGTGGTGTACTTAATATTTTTTCAATTTCAGCTGTTATGCCCTGTTCGTCAAATTCGATATTTGACTGCAAACATTTGATATGGCATTTGTTAAGTACGTACTGAAGTTTGGCTGCGCCTGTTCCATCACCCAGAGCTTCTTCAGCTTCATTAATAAGTTGAGGAAGTTCTTGTACAATTTTTGCAAGTTTAACACTTTTTGTTTTATTCCCTGTTTTGATTGTTTGTACAATAGTACCAACAATTCCAGCTGCTGCAATAATAGCACTACCGATTGTTGTAATTTGTTCAATCACTTTTTATTTTCCTTTTATTAAATATTTGTTAAACATTTCGACTTTTAAAAAAAAATTCGCAAATTGCTTATTTTCCGAATACTTAATAATTATTTACCGCATTTTCTATGAAGCGTCTTAATGTTTCGCTTCTTGTTTCGTCCTTTTGAATTGCGATTTTATCAATCTTTTCGATTGTTTTCGGCTTTAATCTGACTGCGACAAAAACCTTCTTGTTTGGTTTTTTATTCATTTGTAATCCTCTTGTTAAATTTCTGTTTAACAATTTTGATTATAATAATTATATTTTTTTTGTCAAACAGTTTTTTCGAATTTCTCAAAAAATTTTTTCGAGTAGTACACTTAACGTGCGAGTGGCAAAGCCCGAGGGCGCAGAACGTAGTGGTTTAAGCCTTGCGAAGCAACACACCAAACGTGCAGTAATTTAGCTACTATACAGGGTTCCGTTTAATCGTTCAAGCGCCGCAGGCATAATAAAAGAGGTACTACAACGTACCCCTTTTCATGTTTCCGTATCTTTTCTCAGATAAGTAGTGACTCTGAGCGATGTATTCTGCTTCAGATAAGCTTGTCTTAAGCAATAACTCGTCCATCTTCAGATTACCTTTTTTCTCACATTCACGTTTAATCTCTCTAGCTTTTTTTTCGTCCTCTTTTTCTATTAGCTTGAGATAATAACGTGATAGCTTTATCGTCTCGAGCCCCTTCTTCGTCTTCTTGTATAGCTTCTTCTTCTCATAAAATCTCTCCTTATTTTTTTCAAAGTATTTTTTCCCGATACCTTTGCTTGTTAGGAAAAACGGAGCCTCTCTGTTTTTATCTTCATATTCCGTTTTTGCCATTTCGCCTTTTAGCTTCTTCGTAACGTAGCCGCATACGTACCCAATACTCTCTGGAGTTACTTCGTTTATGTCCGCGTGTCCCTTTTTCCAAAGTTTGTTTAATTTTTCCGATTTGAAAAGCGGGTTTTTTATTTTGCTCCATTCGTTGTAGCTCCATTTATAGAATTTTTTGTCGTCAAAGTCATGACCGAATATTATATAGTGATAATGTGGACGTTCTGTACCGACCCTTTTTTGCCCGTTAGCGTCCTCATATTCTTGAGCGCTGCCATATTCGCCGCACATCATAAACTTAATTTTTTCGCCTGTTTCGTCATAAATCATGTCTCTAAGGTCTTTCATGAAGTTTTGATGGTCAATTAATCTCAAAGTCAACGTTTCGTCCTCTTGACCATCATTTTTGATGTATTTCACTTTGTGAACATTTTCGTCGTCATACGTCAATGTTATCATTGTAGCTTTTTCCCATTCCTCAAGCTCTACTACTCCCCTGTCGGTCCATTCCTTAGCTTTTGACTTTCTGCACTCTATGCAGTCCTGGCACGGTGTCTTCTTTACTGAGAAGCGTGGCGGTAAGAAACTTGTTTTTTTTCTGTTAAAACTTGCATAGCTTATTCTTGTTCTTACTGGTCTTCCTGTGCTATCGCAAGTTTGAAAGTCTGTTACTACATACATTGGAGAAGTACACAT